CCGGAGGTCCGTTAGCTGCTGCAGGGTGTAGGCCATAGGCACACGCTAACGATCCAACCATCCCCCACGCTTGCGCTCCCGAGTGGCAGCACCATCGCGGTCAAGCCATCCGCCCGACCGCTCAGCCTTCGGTGCTGCCGGGGCCTGGGCCACGTGGCCCTTGACGTACTGCCCCAGCCCGGCGGCCAGTTGGTCCCACATCGTCCCACGAACATAGCGGCGTTCAATGATCTCAACCGCTGCCCTGGCGTATCTCGCGCAGTCCCCCGACTCGTCATGCTCACCCTCGGGGAGAACCCACTCGGTCACGCTGAAGCCCTTCACCAGCCGGGCCTTCTGCTTCCACGGGAACAACTCCGCCAGCATCTGATCATCAGCGGCCTGCCCCAGATGGACATACCCAGCGCCCACAACTTCATTCCTCAGCCGGCCCTGTAGCTCAGCAATTGATGTGTCTGTCCCGACGATATACAGCAGCACTCCTCGCTTAACGGCCGGCCGGTTTCGGTGGTTGATGTCCACAGCTGTCCCCTTGCCTACCAATGGCTTTCCCTTCCCGCTGCTGCCCTTCACCGGTACCCACCGGCCCCGGCGCTCCCGGCAGAACTCGCGCGCCTCCGCCGTTGCCAGGCCGCCGTCATCCACCACGCCTAGGGCCATCACAAGCTCTCTCCCGTCGTCTCTCCGCCACCGCGTCGCCGCGATCTGATCCAGCTGCCGCCACACCTCCGGCTGTTGCGGGTCCCCATGGATCTCGCCGTGGAATAGGTGCCAGCTCTCCATCCCCCGACCCCATCCCCACACATTCACCGCCAACCGCTCGGACTTCGAGCCGCCGCCGCCCTGCACATCGGCCGCGATCGTGATCAGCAGCACCCCATCCGGTACGCTGCCCACCGGGTAGCCGTTCCCCGCCTCAGTGTCCTGCCTGCGCTTTGCCAACCCTTCCACATTCAACTTTGCCGCCAGCAGGTCTTCCCACGCCTCCGCCGCTCGCTTGTTCACCCAACCTTTCAGCGTCACCGGGTCCCTCTGGCCCCTTAGGAACTGATCCCTGATCTCCTCCCATGAGATCCAACCCAGCGGGGCGTACCACCCTGGGAGGTGGAATCCTGCCGTGATGCCATCGCCTCGGGCCGTTGCCACCCATACCCCAGACGGCAGCATCCTGCCCTTATGGCGCTCCTCAAACCGCTCACGACAATGGCCGCATTCATAGAGCACCTCCCCGTCAGTGCTCTCCCATTTGAACTGCGACCACACCAACACCTGCAGCTCCCCACACGCGGGGCACGGCACGTTGAACCGCCGCTGGTCCGATCGCTCCCGGAATTCCTTCGTCACCCGGCAGGCGCCAACCACGCCAGGTGTTGATGTAATCAAGGTCTTTCCGTTAGGAAAATTAGCTGTTCTTGCTTCAAAATTTTCTAACGGATCACCTTTATCGTCCATTTCCAGCGGATAACTTGATACTTCATCTGCAAATAAATTAGCCGCTGGCATTGATTGCGCAGAGCTGGCAGAATTAGCGCCAGTCAGCACAAACAACCCGCCCGGAAATTCTTTCATGAACATCGTGTTTCCGCTATCCCTACTCCTCGCCGGTGGGATCCGCTCCGCAATCACTGGCGTTTCCCTGATGAACGGATCCAGCCGCTGGCGGTTCAATCGCTTTGCCATCTCAATCGTCGGTTGCACCAACAACGTCGGCGCTGGCCGTTGATGGATAATTGACCCCAGCCAGTTCAGCCCCGCCTCTGTTTTTCCCAGCTGGCTGCCGAACATCAGCACCACCCGCCTGGTCCTACTGCCGCTACTTAGGCACCGCATCGGCTCTCGCAGGTACGGCGTTCGCGCGGTCCGCCATGGCCCCGGCTCCGGGCAGCCAACACCACTCAGGACCCGATACCGATCCGCCCACTCATCGACCCAGACCTGCTCCTCGGGCCTCAGGCCGCCCAGGAACGCCTCCCGAAACGCCAGCGCTGAATCAGCCATCAGCGAGCGCCCGTAGCGCTGTCGTCAGTTCATCTTCCAGCCGTCGTTCAATCTCGAATCGATCCGTCATCGCCGCCAGATCAGCGCCAAGCCTTGGAATGATCCCCAACACCCCTTCCCTTACCGCCTTGCCCAGGGTAAAGGCTTCGCGTTTCATCTTTTCAATTGAACCCAACTCTCCGACCCTTTCCTTAAACTCAAGCTCTGCAAGTTTGGCATCATAAAGTGCCTTTACTCGCTTGCCGTCTGCTAGTGATGGCCCGCCCTTGGGCAGCGCCTCTCCCGGCAGCTGAGCCGGCTTTGGTTTAGCAGCAGCCGCCACAGGCGCTCGGGAGGTGCCGATGCCCATTGAGCCCCGCTCGGTCAGGTCTGTACGGCTGGCCCATTGGCCATCGGCAAGGGCTGGATCAATCACCCAATATTTACCGTCCTTCCTGACTGCCGGGGCACTTAGGCGCCCATCGTTGATGGCGTTGAGCACCGCTACATGCGACGTGCCCCGAAGCCCCAGCGCTTTGCGGTGGTTGGCGTAGGCCTGAAGGTTCATTGAATCACCAGGCCCCGCTTGTTAGGCGATCAGCCGCCTGTCCGCCTGGCGCGCAGCACCCCGCGACCACGCTTGAACGCTTGCCGCGCTTCCCTGCCGCGTCCAGTGGCCTTACTAAGGCCGCCCCCGGAGCGGCGGCGCAATCCGCCGCTTCGGCCGCCTGATCCAGCCATTGGCCTGCCAACAAAATACAAGTCATCTTAACTAGGCGAGTTCTGGCGTATGCGCATACAACCGAGGCCAGCCAGCCCGCCTATAAATCAACAGCCGATCTCCGTTTTCGTCAAGCAAAGGATGAATAACATCATCTTCAATGATGGCAGCATGGGCAAATCTTGAAAAACTAGTAGGCCCCAAACTTTTACAAAAGACCTCATCATTCCAGATAATATCCCAGAATCCCTCAACGTTTTGTCTCGGCAGCCGACCATCTGGCAGCGGCTCAACAATTGCACGATAATACTTAGCTCGTTTGTGCCGTAACGGCTCTGCCCAATCCAGCTCCGGCAATGGCGACAGGGCATCCAGAGCATCTGCACGATGAACGACTAGGTACTCGTCTTCATCTGCGCCATCCATGCTTGGATCAATCTTGTTCACCAGCTGGTGCCAGTAAGGCATTGGCCGCTTATATACCTCATGCCATGGGCTAAAGAACTGCGTCGGCTCTTCGTACTCTGTCGAAAATACTTCAAGTCCAATTTCTCTTCCATATGTCATTGCAGCCATTGCATGTTCTCGATCCCCCTTAGTCCCTTTCTCGCCGCATTGTTTAATGAATTTATCCCCTATCCGCTGGCGCGCGTTTGCATCCAGGTTTGCCTTGAAAGTCTTGCTGAAATACGGAACCTGGACCCAGATACCCCAGACGCCTAAGGCCTTCAACTGGTCAAGCAACGGCTCAAACTTTGGCAACCACTCCAGCGACAGTGGATTAACGCCCACCGTCACCACATGCCTCGCTTCTACCAATTTCTGCGCCAGTTCCAGCCGGCTGCCAATGCTTGGAGCATGTGGCTCCACCCGCCGCCGGATCGTGTCATCCAACATCGGGATGCTGATGTACCAGACAGAGCGAGGCGTCTCCTTGATCACCCGATCCAGGAAGGGCCGCTGAGGGGCATGGGCGCCTCGCGTCTGCCATGTCAGCTCCACGCCCAACTCCACGCACAGTTCCCAGATCGGTTCAAACTGCGCTGCGTTTGATCCCGCAAACGGGTCAACATGGTTACTCACCAGTAGCGGGACACCCGCCTGCAGCAACTCTGCCTCGCGGCTGCGTCGCTTGTGGAACTCTGACAACAGACCCACAGTTCCGCGGATATCCGCCCGCCGGCTGGGGTTGGACAGGTTGGCAAAACAGTAGGTGCAGGCATGGCCACACCAGTTCATGCTCAGCTCTAGCCCTGCGGGGCTTGTCAGGAACTCCCCGGCATACGCCCGGATTCCGTCGCCGCTCATTTGCCTACCTCCCCAAGGAGATCATCAACGAGTTTCAGCAGCGCCGCCTTGTCGGTGCTATAGCCAATCTCCGCCTTGGCCTTTCGCCAAGTTGCCAGCTCTGCTGGAGTCAGGACAATCGCGAGCGCAATGTCGCGGTTTGCGCCCTCGTCAGATTCATCCTCTTGCTCATTGTCCGATCCGAACTCACCGCCTAGCGCTGCGGTCAGCTCATCTGGGCTAAAGCCCAACAGGTTCAAATCAAAATCAACCATGTTTAACGCCGCTACTTCCTGCTGTAATAATTCCATGTCCCATCCTGCATTCAGGGCCAGCTGGTTATCCGCCAAGATGTAGGCCCGGCGCTGCTCGGCGCTCAGGTGATCAAGGACAATCACCGGCACCTCGGTCAGCCCCAAGTCTCTTGCCGCCGCTAGCCGCCCATGGCCAGCCAGGATCCCGTCGTTGCCGTCCACCAACAGCGGGTTAGTGAATCCAAACTCTTGGATGCTGGCGGCAATTTGGGCGACTTGCTTGGGGCTATGGGTGCGGGCGTTGCGCTCATAGGGCTGCAGCCGCTCTAACGGCCACATCTCAATTCTTTGGGCTTTTGCAGTGGCCACGTTGACAGGCGTAAGCTGCTGTAACCCACATTACAGAGGGATTACACCTCAGCCTTGGGCTTGGCCAATGCCGTGCTGCGGATCACGGCGGATAAATTACCCGGACGACAGTAAGTGTAGGAATATTTACCGCTAGAAAATTGACGTGGTATGAATACACCCACGCTCCGTTACATTCAGAGGGACCCATTGCCCTCCCATTGGCTATATTAAAGCCCCAGCTTTTGCAACTTTCTAGTTAGATTCTTTTCTAGCTCGGGATTGTATACAGAATTGAACGAAGCCCTTAATATGTTGGAGAC